AGCAGGTTCAATTGCAATGATCCGTGGGGTTTTCAACGTCTTTGGCACCGTAACAACCCTAACGGGAAGTTCGGCGCCAGGTTCGAGGACATTAAGCTCCTCATTCAGGTCATCACGAAAGTGATGATTAGGAATGAGGTAGTCCTCCGCAGGCATTACCTGCTGGAGACGAGAAGTCCAGGTCCGCATCCTGTACTTAGCATTGCTGCTAAGTCGATCAGCGACAGCGCCTGGACCATGCTTCGGAGCGAGTCTTTGCCAGTGGACATCTCTGTCCAATTTAGCAAAGAGATCGCCGAAAAGCAAGTCCGAGACCCGCTTGAAATCAGTAAGATACTGAGGATCAAGCAAAGAATCGGTTCTCTTTATGTCCTTCTCACACTGGATAAACCCAGACATTGCACGTCTCTCACGACGCGGTGTAACAACCCGCGTGGACCGTCCGGAAGGACCGTCCTGAGGGAGAGCGATCTTGCTAAACATCAACGTAAGTTGACGAATAGCAGCGATTGCTTCAACGTCAGGTTCAACCAGCAGCACACCGCTACTAGTGTCGAACACACGTCCAAGGAAACCTCGTAGAAATACGGGGAGACCAGTAAGACGATCCTTCTTAAAAGAAGGAACGTCCGAAGGGACGACGAAACCTTGGTCAAGCCACTTTTCGGTAGCTTTTCCAAAGTTCGCCAGGGATATCGCAAGAAACGATAGCCCTTCGTGCTCGACACGATTCTCGACAGTTCTTATGTCGAGAATGGCGCTAGTGCAGCATCTGACAGCCAATTCATTGGCTGTCATGGACCAGAGTGACATCAGGCTTTTCATAGTCCCTCCTCTCTTGAGAAGGTGGCTAATCCATAGCCTACATCGATGCCGGGTCTATCTTATCCTGAGAAGAAATCTTAAACAGGTTATTAGCCTGGATAAGAAAGTTCCTCAAAAGGATATATTCTGCGGGAGAGAGCTCTTCAGCTTTCCCGTAGAACAGATGCATCTGTACGGACCGACCGTCAGGCCGATCCGAAACAGAGACATCAAAATAGATCCCGTTCACTTCATCAATGCCCACAGTTATTAAGTGTGGACAAGATGACATCTCCTGCCAGGTATGCGACATTGACGACTGCCAAAAGAATGACCAAGAGCTTTTTGCCCAAGGTCACCTGAGGCACGTCAGTGGTACGCCGGCCGTAGACAGTATGTCTACGACCAAGGCGTCTGTGAAGAGGCGAAACACCCTTATGGGCGTCTCTCTCATCATCAGGCATCCAGACGACCAGGGAAGGTTTACTAGTTGCTGGACGAGTCTAAGACTCGCCACCCAGCAATTTCGTAACCATCTGGTCCGAAGTCGCAGTGATCATGGCTTTGTAGCCCTGATACACCGCAAGCACCTCCGCGTTGGTAAAGCCATCGGCGGGAATGTCGAAGACCATGTACAAAGACATGGACCTCTTCACATTCTCGTCAGGCTTAAACGCGTCGGGGCTCAACTTCGAGTAGTCGACCCGAAGCAGTCGCCGCGTACGCTTCCCCACATCGTGGGAAGCGGAAACGACGATAAGCCCGTCAGCGCTCGAGTAGTGAGTTTCGCTTCCCTCCGCGAAAGTTCGCGGAAGGGGCGTAGTCACGCTCGAAACGGTGAGCGAAAGAGGGTCGGTGAACGACATAGGCATCACTCCTAGGAGCTAAGCTCCCATTGACGTTGCATAGCACAACAGCTTCCTCACTTCGAGTGGGTAACCCCAAGCGAGGCGAGGATGGCCTTCTGTGTGATGGAAAGTCCATCAAACGTCAAGCCAAAACCATATGGTGTTGCCTTTATCCGTCGCTTGGTTTCAGAAACCAAAGTAACGGAAGGAGGCGGTGGGCCGGGAGTCCCTTTTCTGTTGAAATAGGGTCCGACCAACGTGTAGGTATACGATGAGACAGTATGTTCCATCATATATCCATACAACAACACCTGGTTGTCGACTATCGTGTTACTGATGTTCTCTAGGAGATCACCAGTATTCG